CGGATCGGCACTAGCCGCCGCCGACATCGCCGCGTCGAAGATGTACGAGATTATCTACGACGGGACAGCCTTTCAGCTTCGCAGCGTCAGTTTAGTGGCGCTTCCCGTTTCCGTCGCCAACGGCGGCACGGGCGCGACCACGGCGTCCGCCGCCAGAACAAGCCTCGGCCTGGCGATAGGTTCTGATGTTCTCGCTTATTCGGCTCAGGTCGCATACAAGAACGTCGCGCAAACATTCTCAAAGACACAATCAGTCGAGCCGGTCGCGTTGACTAGCTCGGGCGGAAGCATCGCCACGGACGCGAGCTTGAGCAATGAGTTCACGCACACCTTCACCGAGAACACGACCCTCGCCAATCCGTCCAATCTCGTCGCCGGAACGAAGTTGACGTTCTACTTCACGCAACACGCCTCGTCGCCGAAAACCCTCGCCTTCGGATCGTATTTCGATTTCCAGGGCGGCACCACACCGACCGTCACGGCCACAAACAGCGCCCGCGACACTCTTGTTTGCACGGTCAGGTCAACCACGCAAATCGAGTCCGTTCTGCTCAAGGCATGGGCGTGATGTTTACGTCGGCCATGATGATGGCGGCTCAGACGCCCGAAGCGACCGTTTCCTTTCGCGCGAGCTACACGGACGCCGGCAGCGCTGCGGCATACACGTTTTCAGGGGCGGACATCGGAACGGCGGCGTCGGATCGCATCGTCGTCGTCACGGCCGTTGGTTCACGCGCCGCCGCCGGAACTCATACCGTGGCGTCTCTTACTGTCGCAGGTAACGCCGCAAGCCTTGTGAAGCAACAGAATGTTCCGTCGGGGGATCGGCAAACGGCGGAAATATGGGCCGTATCTCTGGCGAGCGGTACGACCGGGAATATCGTCGTCACATTCGATGCTGGTATGCAAGGTGCTGCCATCGGTGTATTTGCGATCTATGGCGCTAACTCAACGGTTTCCGCGACGGCAGGAAGCAACGCCGATCCCATGAACGCATCAATCAATGTCCCCGCCGGCGGTGTTCTGATCGGGGTAGGGGTGAACGAAAACGGCGGAACATTCACCTGGGCCAACCTGACCGAGAAATTCGACGAGCAATACTATGCGGGCGGCGGCCCAAGCAATCATACCGGCGCTTGCGATGCGTTTTCTTCCGCTCAAGTTGGATTGTCCGTGACATGCGACCCCAGCACGGCGGGGTCGGACAACGCGATGGCGCTGGCGGCTTGGGCACCGGCTTAAGGGAGACACAAAAATGACCTGGATTCTAAACGGCGATCTCGCCCACCCCATCGAGGACAACGCGCCGTTCCGAGGCGCGGACGGAACGGGCTATCCCGGCAACTGGGACAAGAGCGCGGTCCCCGGCATGGTAAAGGTAGTCGAAACCGACAAGCCGAGCCCCCTGACCGACATCGTGACCGGCTCGACCATCGTGAACGTCGGTGGCGTGCCGACGCGGGTATGGCAATCGACGCCAATCCCGATTAACGACCGCAAGGCAGCGATCAAAGCCGAGGCGCGGCGTCGTATTCTCGCGGTGTTCCCAGACTGGAAACAGGCCAACATGACGGCGCGGGGGGTCGAACTGGTCAAGCTCCGCGCGCTCAACGGATTGTGGACGACTGGAGAACTGGCCGAGGCCGACGCGCTGCAAGCGGCCTGGGACTGGATCAAGGCTGTACGTGCCGCGAGCGATGCGCTGGAAGTGTCGCTCCCCGTTGATTATGCGGCGGACGCGAATTGGCCCGCCAAGCCGGGTGTGACGGTGTAGCCATGAGTGACCTCGCGCGCAAATGGGCCTACTGGTGGCTCATTTATTGGCGCGCCGCGTTCGACCACGCGCTGAAACGGATGGGCCAGCCATGAGCGACGATTTCTATAAGTTGACGCCCCCCGACGACGACCAGCAGAAGCGCATCATCAAGGAGGCGTTAAAGGAATGGCTGGACGAGAAATTCGCCGCGTTCGGGAAATGGTCATTTTTCTCGTTAGCCGCCGCCGGGCTCGCCGCGCTGGTGTTTTTCATCCTCTGGGTGAACGGGTGGCATAAATAATGCTGGCCCTTTTGTCGGCAATCTTCGGTTTCGCCGCACCTTTCCTGCCGGAGGTGTTCAAGTGGATTAACCGGAAACAGGACAACGCGCACGAATTGGCGATGCTCGAAATGCGGATGAAGATGGCCGGGCAGGAACATCTCTACCGCATGGAGGAAATAAACGCCCAGGCCGACATCGCGGAAGCGAAGGAACTGCACAAGCCATCCCCGTCCTTCGGGGTGCAAATCCTCGACAAGGCGCAATCGACGTTAAAGCCGTGGGCGTGGATTCCGGTGTTCTGGGCGTTCTCGTTTCTCGATTTCATTTCCGGGCTGGTCAGGCCGTCCATCACCTATCTCGCGTTCGGGTTTTACGTCGCCTACAAGTTCGCTTGCTACAACCTCATGTTCCAGGTGGTCGAGCCCGGAACCCTAAGCACGGCCCAGGCGATTGCGAACCTTTGGGGCGAGCAGGATTGGGGCGTCTTGACTCTGGTTCTCAGCTATTACTTCGGCATACGGGCGCACAAGGCGACGTTCGGCGGGAACGCTTCTCACGGCGAAAGAGGCAAATGAATGTACAGGCAAAAGCATACGAGCTTGCGCGGGCATTTGAGGGCCTTCGCTTGGTTCCTTACCGCGATCCTGCGGGCTATTGGACGGTGGGGTATGGGCATTTGGTCACGCGCGACCGATCCGACCTACAGTATCCCGCCATCACCCAAGAGGAAGCGGAGGCCCTTTTGACCGCCGACCTGACCCGCGCCGCGAGATCGGTTGACCGGCTTTGCCAGGTTCCATTGAGCGAGGGCCAGAGAGCGGCGCTGATCGACTTCGCGTTCAACCTCGGGGCCGGGAACCTACAGGTAAGCACGCTCCGTAAAATGGTGAACCGCGGCGACATGGAAAGCGCGGCCCGTGAATTTCCGAAATGGGTCTATGCCGGTGGGATGAAGCTCCCTGGACTTGTCCGGCGGCGCGCGGCCGAAGCTGCGATTTTCGGGGGTAGCCATGTATGAAGCCATAGCGTTGATTTGCTTCTTCTCCACGCACGGCCCCGTGTGCGTGAATTGGCGCGACGAGCGGAACCCCTATCCGACATTCGAGTCGTGCGACAGGGCGACGGACCGCTTTATCGAAACCTCGGACGCGCGGTTTTCCGGCATGGGGCCTATTTTCATCAGGGCGGGGTGCGCGCCAATCCCCGCGCCCGAAAGGGAAAGCTGAATGTTGGCAAAATGCGACGATAAGACGTTCATCGAAATGTTCGAGAAAGACGGGGCGCAAGCGACCTCGCGGGCGCTCGAAACAAACGTGCGGGCCGTCTACAGCCGGCGCAACCGGATCGAGGGAAGGATCGGCCGGCAACTGACTTCCCCCAACCGGCCGGACATCGCCACGCGGCACGGCATTTGTCATCCCCGATGGATAGAGCGCCGCATCCAGGATGGAACGGCAATCGTCGGGTCCGATGCTCATTACTGGCCGGGCATCATAACGACGGCGCATCGGGCTTTCGTCCACTTTTGCAAGAAGATCGAGCCTAAGCTCATCATAATGAACGGCGACGCGATGGACGCGGCGACCATTTCCCGCCATCAAACAATCGGATGGGAAAAGAGCCCGTCCCTGATCCAGGAATTGAAAGCCTGTCAGGAGAGGTTGGGGGATATCGAGCAGGCCAGGGGCAACGCGGAGCTTCTATGGCCGCTCGGAAACCATGACGGAAGATTCGAGACGCGCCTGGCGACCGTCGCGCCGGAATTTGCCAATGTCCACGGCGTTCGCCTGCAGGACCACTTTCCCCATTGGGAGCCATGCTGGTCGGTCAGGATCAACGACGACGTTGTGGTCAAGCATCGCTTCCGGAGCGGCATACACGCGACCCATAACAATACCATGTGGTCTGGGAAAACCATCGTGACGGGACATCTGCACCAGCTCAAGGTGACGCCGCTCTCGGATTACAACGGAAGGCGGTACGGCGTCGATTCGGGAACCCTGGCCGATCCCTACGGGCCTCAATTCGAGGCTTACACGGAGCAGAACCCGATGAATTGGGCCTCGGGCTTCGTGGTACTGACGTTCAAGGACGGAAGGCTTCTCCCGCCCGAATTAGTGACGGTCATGGACGACGGGGTTGTGGCGTTCCGGGGCGAGCTGATCGAGGTTTCCTGAAATGGGTAGGCCCGTTCCCAGAATGGGTAGAAAATACCCCGTCGTCCTTGTCGAGTGGCGGGACGCCAAAAACAATTCGGATTGGCGCTCGGTCGAAATACTTTCGCGGTCGTCGCATGAGACTGTTTTAGTCCGCTCCGTCGGGTTCCTAATCAAGAAGGACGACCGGGAAGTTATCCTGGCCTTCGGGATTTGCGAGCAGGGCGAGGCCGAAAGCACCCTCGCCATCCCACGCGACTGGTGCCGGAAGATCAAGAGGATCGCTTGAACACCGTTGCGTGGAATTGCCCATGTTTTATAACATCCCCAATGTTACCGAGCGGTATCATTGTAAGCGGCAAAAGTTCGCAATTCTCC